GTAGATAGAGAAGAGGACTTGTACTTATGAATTATATTATGATTTAAATCAAGGTTGGGTTAATAATTTTTATAATGTAGCTACTGAAGTGCACTATCCTAGTGAAGGTAAATTTACTGTTACTTGGAATCACGACCAATCAGAAGTTACATCATTACCAGGTACTGAAGTTGTTAATATGCAAACTAATTATTATGATGACGGAAATCAAACATTAGTACAAAGTGGCGCAGTTGGTTCTCCTTCTTATAGTTTTTTAGCAAGTAGAAATACTGGTATGTATCGTGGTGCTGCTGATACAATAGATTTTACAAATGGCGGAACTCGTATGCTAACTATACAAGCTGATGGAGATTTAGAATTAAGAAGCGATGGTAGTTCTCAAGGTGCAGGTATACAGCGTGTAGGCGGTGTATTTTTTACTTGGGATAGAGATAGTTATGGAACTGCAAATGAGCATTCTATAAGAACAATATCTGACGATATAGTTATTTCAAGTTATGATGATGTTACTATTAATTTAGATAGTAACAACAATGACAGTGCTAGTACGTTTGATATTAGACAACACAACACAGATAGAACTAGTGGAACATTATTATTTCAAGTTGACCAAAGCGGTAATGCAAAAGCAACTGCAGATGTTATAGCTTATTCTTCATCTGATAAAAGATTAAAAGATAATTTAAAACCAATTAGCAATTCATTAGAAAAATTACAAAAACTTACTGGATATGAATTTGATTGGAATGACAAGCAAGATACTTACGAAGGACATGATGTAGGTGTAATAGCTCAGGAAGTAGAAGAGGTTTTACCTGAAGTAGTAGCTACAAGAGATAATGGCTACAAAGCAGTAAAATATGAAAAAATTGTACCTTTATTAATAGAGGCAATGAAAGAACAACAACAAGAAATAAATAAACTTAAGGAGAAGTTAAATGGCTAAAGTAATAAGTGAAGTAGAATCAGTTGAAGTACAGTCAGAAAAAGTAGTTAAAATTCAACATACTAGAGTTATGCAGAATGCAAATGGTAACGATGTTACTGTTTTGGATTTTGAAGAAACTATGGGTGTAGACGCAGCTATTTCTAACGCAGAAGATAAGAAAGCTAATTTGGAAGCACAGTTAGCAGAAGTAGAAGCTGAATTAGTAGAATATAACGCAATTAAAGATGCATAATGACTCTTACGTCTTCAGGACAAATTAGCATTAGTGATATTAATGGAGAATTTGGTAGGAGTGGAACAACTGCAAATAGTTCGTTAGAAGATTTATCTGACGGCACTGTTGCAACTATTAATACTAACAATGCTAGTAGTGATAGACCAGATGGTTCTGCTCCACATAATATGACTGAGTTTTATAGTTATAATCATAGTGCTGTAGGAGCAACGTCTTTTGGTACTTGGAGTGATACTACAATTAGATTTATAGGATTAAGTCCAGGTGGTAATATTGCTAATCACGCATTAACTACTAATACTGGAACATTTAGTGGAGCTATGAGTGTTACAAATACAGTAACTTCTGGAGTTCCTAAAGGTAGTCCTAGAGTAGCATTAGGTACAAGTGATCCTGGTGTAAATAGTAGCAATACTGTATTTGATAGTAAGATGAAAACACTTAATGGAAACCAACATAGCAGTATTGATTTTACTGGTAGTAATGTAACTTGTAATGCTAGGTTTTGTTTTTTACCACACTCAAATGTTACAGAAAGTGCTATGAGAGATATAACATTTACTAACAATAGCGTTACAAATACTACAATGACTTTACAAACAAGTGTTACAAGTTTTGGACAAGGATTTTGTATACATGAAGCAGTACCAGTTAATTGTAAAGATTACTACAAACATATTAGTGAATTAGAAGTTGGTGATATGGTTATGTCATATAATTTTGAAACTAATTCAATAGAAGAAGTTGAAATATTACGCATAGAAAAACCAAAACATAGTGATTTAGTTGTATATTATTTTGAAGATATGGAAGATATAACATACTCACATGGAAATACATCTACATTAAATAGAGGATTATCTATTACTAAAGACCACCCTATATATAAAATAGATGGTACTATGGTTTGCATGAATCCAGAAAAAACAAAAGAACTATATGGATTAGATGCAGAAGAAATTAAGAAAGGCGATGAAATAAGATTTATGGACAAAACAAGAAAGATAGAAGCATATTTAGTAAGTCCAGACGAAACAGAAACGTATACAATATTAACAAAAAATAATAACTTTTACGCAGGTGGCGTATTAGTGCATTCAGAAATAGGGGAATAAAAATGGAAGTAGGTAAAGACACTAAATTTACATTATCTATAGAAACAGGTATTAGTATCTTAGTTACTGTAGGTATGATTATTGGTATGTGGTATTCATTACAAGCAGAAATAGAACTTGCTAAAGAATTGCCAGAACCAGAAGTATCACGTATGGAGTATGATCTTAAAGATCAGATGATTAGAGATTCAATACTTAATACAGAAAATAAAGTAGATAAGTTAGAAGAGAAGGTAGATGATATCAAAGAAGACACAAAAGCTATCACTCAAACACTTATAGATATGAATAATAAATGAGGATGAATCATGAAAAAGTTTATATTATCATTATGCTTATTGCTTGGACTATCGTCTACATGGCTACACTCACAGTCAGTTAATTTAAATAGTTTTCAAGCAATACAATTAATGAGCCTAGAAGAATGTGCTGTAGTACAAGTAAATGCTTCTTGGAACTATGCTAATAGATTAGATATTGCTAAGTTAAAAGATTGCTATATAGCAGAAGTAGACTTAACTAATAAAACTATTGGTGCAGTAATACAAAAGGAATGGGGTATAAAAGTAGTACCAACTATTATTATATTTCAGGATGGTAAAGAGGTAAAACGATTTGAAGCAGGTATATCAATGAAGTTTGATGAACAATCTGTTTTAGAAAGTATTAGGAAAGAAATAAAAAAATAAGTATATTACAATTAAAAACTGTTAGGAGATAACAATGAGAATGCCAGCAAAAAAGAAAAAACCTATGACTTTTGGACAAACATTTGCAGCAAATAGAAAAGCAGGTAAAAAAACTTTTACATATAAAGGTAAAAAGTATAGTACTAAAACTAAAGCAGAGGTTACTAAAAAGGCTAGCTTAAAACAAGGTAGAGCTATTAAGAAAAAAGCTAGAATAGGTAAAACTAAAACAACTATAGGTGGTAAGGGCTTGACCACTAAAAAAACTAAGACAACTATGAAACAACGTATGGCTGCTAGAAAAAAAGGTAGAGTAGCTGCTAGAAAAAATAGAAGACTAAATAGAGCTCTTAGAAAATAACAGAAGAGGAGGGCGTTATGCCAATAACAACTAAGAAACCCAAAAGAAAAAAAGGTGACCTTGGTAAGCTTGCAAAGAATATAGGTACTGTTGCTGTAGTAGGTGGCGGTGCAGCTTTTGCAACAGGAGCAGCAGTAGGTGGTGGAATTACCGTAGCTAAAGGTGCAGTCAAAGTTGGAGTGGGTGCTACTAAAGCAGCATATACAGCTGGTAAAACAGCTTTTGGTGCAACAAAAATACCTGGAATGATATCTGATTTTAAAGCTAAAAAAGCTGCAGGTAAACAAGCTGTAAAAGATTTAAATAAAGCAGCTAAGAATGCACCTAAAAGATTGCCTGCAAGTACAAGTGCTACAGGACCAAAAACTAAAACAACTAGTCAGATTAAAAAAGAAAAATCTTTCAAGAAAAAAGTTTACGGTCAACCTAAAAATAAACCTTTAAAACTAACTACTCAACCAGGACAAAAAGGCGGACAACAAGTTATTTCAAGCAGAACTTTACCTGACCCTAAAACTGGATCAGCAGGTCGTAAGTTTAAAGCAACTCAAAAGAAAGCTAGAGCACTTTATGATAAAGCAAGTCCTAATGTAAAACCAAAGATAGCTAAAAAATATAAAGCTGAATTACAAAATCAGAGGGTTAAAGCTGCTGTTAAACAAGGTGGTAAGAAACTATTGTTAAAAGCTGGAGCTAAAAGAGCAGTTGCTTTTATACCAGGAGTTGGATTACCTTTAGCAGGTGCTATGACAGTATATGATGTAGCTAAATTTGCTAATAAAAAACGTAAAAAAAAGTAAGGAGAAACAATGGCTAAAGAAAAAGTCGACCTTAAAAAAGAAGCAGAAAGTAAAATGGAATCATTAGTAGAGCAACACAATGAACTTGCTGGCAATATACAGGAAGCTAATGCTAGACTAGGAGAAGTAAAACAAATGATCATTGAGCATCAAGGTTATATGAAAGGTCTTGAAGCTTGCGATAAAAACTGTGAGGAGAAAAAATAATGGGACCAATATTAGGTAAAGTTCTAACTAGTTTAGGAACAGAAAAACTAATTAAAGCAGTTATCATGCATTTAGGTGATTGGTTAGTAGCTAAATCATCTAACAAACTTGATGACAAACTATGGGCTGAAGTTAAAAAAGCCTTAGATAAAAAATAGGAGGTACCATTGAAACTTAAGCAACGTGGTATAATAATACCAGACCAGCATTATCCGTTACAAGATAAAGCTGCAGTTAATTGTGTAGTAAAAGCTATACAAAAAATAGAACCAGATGTATTTGTTAATCTAGGAGATGTTGGGGAGTGGGAGTCCGTATCAGCATGGAAATATAAAGATAAGAAACTACCACCACTTGAGTTTCAATTACCTATAGTTAATGAAGATATACGATTGGTAAATGAAGGATTAGATGTTTGGGATAAAGTATTGGAAGAAGTTAAATGTAAAAAGAAATATTTACTTCAAGGCAATCACGATCTCTGGCTGGATAATTTTTCTAATAAGTATCCCTATCTTAGTAATTATAGCTTTTTTAAAGCGTGTAAAATAAAAGAAAGAGGATATAAATATACTGAGTATAATTTACCAATACAAATAGGTAAGCTAACATTCTTTCATGGAGCATTTGCTACAACATATCATGCAAAGAAACATTTAGAAACCTATGGAGAAAATGTAATATACGGACATACACACGACATACAACGACATACACTGACAAAACTAAATGGTAATATTGGTGCTTGGTCATTAGGATGTTTAAAAGATATGTCACATGAACAAAATAAATGGCTCAAAGGTAGACTACATAACTGGGGTCATGCATTTGCTGTTGTTGACTGGTATACTAACGGTGAGTTTAAAGTAGAAATAGTGGAGATAATAGATGGTAAAACATCTTTATGGGGAGAGATAATAGATGGCAATGTTTAATACAGAGACTGGTAAAGGCCAAGAATTTAAAGGCAAGTCTATTAGTGATAGCAGACGTAAGTATAATCTTAAAACTAAATCAAAGAAAAAAGTTAAGGTTATAAATATGAATGATATTACTAGAGGTAATATGCTTTGTGTAAAGTTGAGGAAAGAAAGTGCCAAAGTTAATTAAAAATGTATCTAATTTTAGTGGTGGTTTAAATAATAATACTAATCGTAGAGATATATTAGATGTTGAATCACAAGTATTATTAAATGTATCTAATGAAATACCAGGTAAATTAGTAATGGAAGGTAGATCTATTGCTTCTAGCATTAGTTCTAATGATGTTACAGCTATAGATGCTTTGAACTATGGTAATGGATTATTACATACAAACTTAGATAGAAACTTTGGTGCAGCTGGTATTAATGAAACTGAGTATTTATTTATTAATGATAAGACTGATAGTATAGTTCGTATATATGATGTTACTAATAGTGCAGCAGAAGCTACAACTATTGACTATGGTAATACTGCATCATTAGTAGAGATGTACTCAGTTGATGGACAGATAAGAGTTGTACCTCATTATGGTAATGCAGGTAATACTCCACAGGTTTTAGGTTATTATAACTTTGATAGAAACTTTGGATATACTACATCTACATCACCTATAAATAATTCTTTATCAAATGTTTATATATCTAGTGATTTACATATAGCACCTATAAAAGGTGGTACTAATAGTAATGTAGCATATGAAACAGATAAACTATACAATAAGATGACACACTTTCATCCTGATAATGACTCTGAAATATTTATGTTAGATGTACAAAGTACTGGTACTTATGCCATGGGAACATCTGCAAATGTAAATAAAGTAGAAGTAACTGCTGTAGAAATGCATGATTTATTAGAGGGTTATCTAGACAATGCAAGCGGTTACACTTCTGATGGTAAAGGTTCTATGGCAGTTATAGCATATTTTAGAAATGATGTTAATGCTGATGACGATACAACTATTAAACCTAAATCAGGCAAAAGATATGGGTTATGGGCATCTAAAGTATATTCTAATTATGATAGCGATACAAATAAATCAGAGTCTGTTGCAGTATATTTAGGTAATGTATATCAACATGTATCTGTAGGAGGAAGCAGTACAGATGTAGCACAAAAATTATATTTTGGATTAACAGGTCGTATGGGCGATAAAGATCCTAGATATTCTGGATTTAAAATATACTATGCTTTAATGGATGGATTTCAAGAAGGTGTTGCTGTTGATAATTCTACTAATATAGGAGTAAAATATTTATTAGCAGAAGTAGATTTTGCAAAA